GCGCTTTACATAAAGCTTTGGGTGTACCAGAAGGTGAAAAGATTCCGTCTAGCAAACTGGCTGCAGCTGCAAAAAAACCCGGCAAGATGGGTAAGCGGGCTAGGCTAGCGGAAACCTTAAAAGGGATGAAGAAATAATGGGAATTACTGTTGACGATTTAATGGATAGCGTTAAAGGCAACTACAAAAGAAATTTTGGTAGGGAGGCTACAGCTGAAGACTTAGCTACACATCGCGAGCGTTTAGAGAAAGACATTGAAAAATATCCGCGCACAGGTGGGCTAATACCAGAAGACTCAGATTCAGCGTATTCTAAAAAACAGCAATACGAAATGGATAAACTAAGGAGAGCAAACGGGGAAGAAACAAGTGATAAGCCCGTGAAAGCTCCTTCAAAGCCGTTCGCACGATCGGGGGGAAGCGGTTCTTCAGGCACGCTACCGAATGATAAAAGTGGTTTAGATCGCCCTCATTTGTACAAAAAAGGTGGCAAAGTAGCTGGTAAACTTGCAACACGCGGATACGGAAAAGCACGCTAAATGTCTACAGCCCTGACAACAGGAACAACACTATTTAACTTAGACTTAAATGATCTCGTAGAAGAGGCGTTTGAGCGGTGTGGTAGCGAGCTTCGTACTGGATACGACTTCCGTACTGCTCGCCGTTCTTTAAACTTGTTGACGGTTGAGTGGGCTAACCGCGGTATTAACATGTGGACTATTGAGCAGGGAACAATTAACCTGAATCAAGGCCAGAACACCTACGCATTACCTACTGACACCATTGACTTACTGGAGCACCAGATTCGCACACAAGCTAACAGTGCGGCTAACCAAACGGATATAACCATATCTAGAATTAGCGTATCTACATACGCCACTATCCCAAACAAACTAGCGCAAGGGCGGCCGATTCAAGTTTGGATTCAACGTATGTCTGGCCAGTCTAACGACTCCGCATACCAGCTTGCTGGGGCTATTTCTTCTACTGATACAACGCTTACTTTAACAAGCACAACTAATCTGGCAGCAGCCGGTTTTATTCAAATTGACAATGAGATCATCGCCTACGGCTATGTATCTGGAAACACGCTAGGTTTCTGTGCTCGTGGTCAAGCGAATACAACTGCGGTATCCCATAGTTCCGGGGCAGAAGTTTATGTTCAGAACCTACCCGCAGTTACAGTCTGGCCTACACCAGACGGTTCACAACCATACCAATTCGTGTACTGGCGTTTACGTCGTATTCAAGATGCTGGAAATGGTGTAAATATTCAAGACATTCCGTTCCGGTTTGTTAACTGCCTAGTGGCTGGATTGGCTTACTATTTATCTATCAAACTTCCTGGTGTTGACCCTCAACGGGTCGCTGGTTTAAAAGCGGATTACGAACAACAGTTCCAGCTAGCCTCCGAAGAAGATAGAGAAAAAGCCCCTATTCGGTTTGTTCCCCGCAGGATGTTTATTGGGGGTTACTAATGCCTAATAAGTTTGCTTCCGGTAAGTTTGCAATTGCAGAGTGTGATCGGTGCGCATTTAGATATAAGTTGGTTGAGCTTCGTACTGAGATTATTAAGACAAAACCCTACCAGCTAAAAGTATGTAATACCTGTTGGGACCCTGATCAACCTCAGTTACAATTAGGGATGTATCCTATCAATGACCCACAAGCTGTACGGGAACCGAGACGGGATTTAAGCTATGTGCAGTCAGGTTTGACGGCGTATGGATATCAAGCTGGCGGAAGTCGAGATACGCAGTGGGGTTGGGCTCCTGTAGGTCAGGGGTATGACTACAATGAAACGCCGAATTATTTGGTTGGGCAAGGGCAAGTAGGAACAGTAACAATTAACTAGGAGTAGGATATGGGATATAAAAGCGCAGCTGACGGTGTAACAAGTAAAGGTAAAACTAAGGGCAAAAACCTTGGTGATTCCGGTTCACATGTTGGCATCGAAATGGGTAAAAAAGTTGGTAAAGGCACTGCTGGCGGTAAAACCGATGCAGACATGCTATCAATGGGCCGTAACTTGGCTAAAGTTAAAGCAAACGGAAAATAATCATGGCAAACAACAAACCAGCTTCTACATACGCACAGCCACACACTATGGGCGGTAAAGGCGTTAATGGCGAGTTACCTGCAGAGTCACTGCAAGTAGGAACCAAATATATGGACGAGATGAATATCTCTGTCGGTAATGTTAGCAAAGGTAACTACGCTCCTACCAAGACTTCTGGCATTGAAATGCGCGGTGGTAAAGCTCAGACTAAAGGCAAAATGTCACGTGGGCCAATGGCTTAAGGGTAAACCCTAATGAACTACGAACAGTTATATAACAACATTCAAGCGTACGCCGAAAACACTGAGCAATTGTTTGTCGCGTCTATTCCTGTTTTTATACAGGAAGCTGAAGATCGTATATATAACTCCGTAAACCTACCTTCACTGCGTAAAAATGTTTACGGCACAATAACAGCTAATAATGCCTATCTTTCTTTGCCTGATGATTGGTTAGCTAATTATTCTTTAGCGGTCATTGACTCTACTGGTCAGTACAATTATTTGCTAAATAAAGACGTTAACTTTTTGCGGGAAGCCTATCCTACAACTACGGCTACTGGACTACCTAAATACTACGCTTTATTTGGCTCACAGCTGTCAAATATTAATGAGCTAACTTATATTCTTGCCCCAACTCCAGATAGTAATTACACAGTAGAAATGCACTATTTCTACTACCCACCAACCATTGTGCAAGGTCAAATTGCTACTTTAGGTGCTATTACTGCTGGCTCACTATATACCAATGGTGTATACCAAAACGTATCTTTAACTGGTGGATCTGGCGCTAATGCAACGGCAGATATTGTTATTAATGGTGGGGTTGTTGTATCTTGTGCCCTTCAGTTTGGTGGTAACTTTTATATTGCTGGTGATGTTCTTTCTTGTTCTTCCCTTGGTAATACTGGTTCTGGATTTAGTGTTCCAGTAGCTTCTGTATCTAACGCAGCTGGAACTAGCTGGGTTGGTGTTAATTATGACCCAGTCCTTTTTTACGGTGCTATGCGAGAGGCTATAGTTTTTATGAAAGGTGAGCAAGATATGGTTGCTTACTATGAAAAGCTATACCAAGAAGCTTTAGCACAACTCAAACGCCTTGGTGATGGTCTGGATCGTGGTGATTTCTACAGAGATGGCCAGACTAAACTTAACGTTAGCGGAGCTAGGGCCTAATGTCTATAACACAGGGTCAAACGACCCAATTTAAAATAAACATCCTTAGCGGTCTTGAAAACTTTGCTAGTGGTACCCCTTATACATATAAGATAGCCTTGTATACGGGTAATGCTAACTTAAACAATACTACATCCGCGTACACTACCGCTAACGAAATTACTGGTACTGGGTATACCGCTGGCGGTAAAAATTTAACTATTACCCAAGTTCCGGTTGGCAATTTAGATAGTAATACGGCGTATATATCGTTTGCCCCCGTAGTTTGGACTGGCGCTAGCTTTACTGCTAGGGCTGCTTTAATCTATAATAGCACTACAAATGCATCTATTTGCGTATTGGATTTTGGTTCAGATAAGACTAATACGCAAGCAGGGACTTTTACTGTAACTTTTCCAACACCCACGGCGACTAACGCCATTATTAGAATTTCATAGGAGCAATTATGCAAAAAGAATTAGCAAGCTGTGGCGATAGCGCTGTAGCAACATTACAAGCCAATGCTGGCACAAACGAAACTATGGGTATTGAAGGTTATTGGCATGTTGAGTGCCGTGATGCTCAAGGTAATTTAAAGTGGAATGAAGAGTTCCCTAACCTAGTCGTAGCCGTAGGCAAACAGTTAATGCTCGATACCTTGTTAAAAGGTAGCTCTTACAGTGTTACTGGTCCTTACCTTGGTTTGACTAATGCTTCATTGACTCCAGCCGCAACAGACGTAATGAGCACTATTGTGCCTAGCAAAGAATTTACTGCTTACACTGTTGGCGGTTCTGCAGTGCGTGGTACAGCCGTGTTTGCTTCTTCTACTTCTACTGGCTCTACACCATCAAACGTAACATCTTCTACAGCCACTGCGATTACTTACACCATTACTGGTGCTGGCGGTACTGTTTATGGTTGCTTCTTGGTATTGGGTTCTGGCGCATCAAGCACACAGAGTAATACTGGTGGAACTTTGTATTCTGAAGGAAACTTTAGCGTAGCAAAAACTACAACCGCAGGTGATACTGTGAGTTGCACGTATAGTACAACCGCCACTTCTTAGTCCTTGATTTATAAGGCATTTTTGTGTTTTATACTTATAGTCACGCTACTCCACAAGGCCATTTATTCTACATAGGTAAAGGTCAAGGGAAGCGTGCACATCAATTAAAATACAGAAATGATAAGTGGAAAAAAGTGGTAACCAAGTATGGTCAACCTATTGTACAAATATTAGCCCATTGGAAAACAGAAGCCGAGGCTCTTGACCATGAAATGTTGCTTATATCTTGTTTTAAAGATATGGGTTATGACCTAGCTAATTTAACAGAGGGTGGTGAAGGTACTTCAGGATACAAACATACCCCAGAGCAAATAGAGAAAAATAGGCTAGCAAAACTTGGTTCTATTCCTTGGAATAAAGGTGTACCATCTGGACTAAAACATTCCGAAGAGTTTAAAGAAAAAATAAGTAATTTACATAAAGGCAATAAATGGCGTTTGGGCATTCCAACCTCATCAAAGCAAAAAGAAGTAGCAAGCAAAGTCCATAAAGGCAACAAACACGCTGCTGGCAACACCGCACAACGCAAATGGGTCTGGGTTGGCACTAATATTAAGACTGGTGAAGTAATCCGATTGGTCGGTGAAAAAGCCTTAAAAGAAGCTGGTTTTCAACACGCTAACATTATAAAATGCATTAACGGAACTCGTAAGTCCCACAAAGGATATGCGTGGTCTAAAGAAAAATGGGAAGATAAGTCATGGCATTAATTTTAAATGATCGTGTAAGGGAAACTACAAATACAACTGGTACTGGTACGTTTACTCTTTTAGGCGCTGTTACAGGCTATCAAAGTTTTTCAGTTATTGGTAATGGAAATACTTGTTTTTATGCTTGTGCTGACCAAGGTGGCCCAAATTGGGAGGTTGGTCTTGGGACTTACTCAAGCGGTACTCTTGCTCGTACTACTGTTCTTTCTTCATCTAACTCTGGCTCACTAGTTAACTTTACTGCTGGTACTAAAGACGTATTTGTAACTCAGCCTTCTGAAAAAGCAGTTTATTTGGATGGAAGCGGCAACATTACGCCTTCTTCTGTAGGTCCTTTAACAGTATCTTCGTTAACAGATTCAGGTCTTACTTCTGGTCGTGTTACCTATGCAACTACTGGTGGTCTATTAACAGACTCTGCCAATCTAACATTTAACGGCACAACACTTACTACAGCTAACGATGCTTCTATATCAGGTCTTACTGTTGGTAAGGGTGGTGGTAGTGTAAGTGGAAATACAGTATTAGGTTATCAAGCTGGGTATAGTAATACAACTGGTACACAAAATGTGTATTCAGGAACACAAGCTGGTTATTCCAATTCAACATCCAACGAAAACAATGCTTTTGGTTACAAAGCACTATATACAAATACTGCTGGAAACAACAATGCTTTTGGTAGCAATGCTCTTGGACTAAATACTACTGGAAACTTTAACTCAGCTTTTGGACAAGTAGCTTTATATTCAAATACAACTGGTGCAAACAACACCGCTTTTGGTGCTTATGCATTATTGTCAAACACCACCGCATCTAATAACACCGCAGTAGGTTACCAAGCTGGGTATAGCAACCAAACTGGAACTCAAAACACCTTAGTCGGAACTCAAGCTGGGTATTCTTCTACTGGTGGTTATAACACTTGTTTTGGCTATCAATCTGGTTATGCAATATCAACAGGAACAGGAAACACTTTAATTGGCATTGGTGCTGGCTCTGCAATTACAACTGGAACTGGAAATACCATTATTGGTAATTACTATTCTTATGCCGCTGGTGGAGCAATTACAACAGGTGGAAATAACACGCTTATTGGTGGTTTCTCAGGTAACAATGGCGGTCTAGACATCCGTACAGCAAATAACTACATTGTGTTATCTGATGGTGCTGGTAATCCTAGACAAGTTATTGACTCTAGTGGTAATGTAGGTATTGGTACTGGTAGCCCTACACAAAAACTATGCGTAAATGGTGCATCAATATTTGGTTCACCGCAAACATTCTATGTTGGCGATGATGGCGGTTCGTTAGGTGCATTTTTAAATCAAACTGCATCTTTGCCAATGCGATTTAATACGGCTGGTATAGAGCGTATGCGTATTGACTCTAGTGGTAATGTAGGTATTGGTACAAGTAGTCCTGTTTCTGCTAGTGGATATGGAGCATTAACTGTAAATGGAACTACAGGTAGTCTTGTTTATTTACAAAACAATGCAACAAGCGCAATGCAAATTGCAACTAATTCTAGTGG